GTTCTTGCAAAAGTGAGCAATACTTCATCGTCATTAGAAAATGTTCCGCTTCCAGATAAATAAGAAATTGTAACATCAAAGAAACTAGGTTCTTCTTCTGAGGAATTGCTTATGGTGTAAAGTGCAAATACTGTAGAGTCATTTTTCTTAGATAATTTAAAGTGGCCCTTCATCGTGCTTGTTGAAGCAGAGATCGTAGCTAAGAATAGAGAAAGATCTATGTTTGCATTATTTGGATTATCATCAATTATAACATGCGTAGCTGATGCAAGAGAAGCATTGTTAAATCTTATGTAGTTATCGCCTGGGTCGTTAATTGAATAATTATTTGTATCTATTTTATATTCAACTGTTACACCGCCAAAACTACCAGTTGATCCCTGATATCCTTGGTCACCTTGATTTCCATAATTGCCTTGATCGCCTTGTGATCCCTGATCACCTTGATTTCCCTGTTCTCCTTGATTGCCTTGATATCCTTGCAATCCCTGTTCACCCTGATTGCCTTGTTCTCCTTGAAATCCTTGATCACCTTGAATTCCTTGTTCTCCCTGCTCTCCTTGTGAACCTTGATTTCCTTGGAAACCTTGGTCGCCCTGATTACCCTGTGAACCTTGTTCGCCTTGGTCACCTTTCTGAGCAATTAATGTCCAGAATCCTGGCGAAGGAATATCTCCAACATTACCACCATTAGCACCAACACGATACCAAGTTTCACCTGAGTAAGTTGCTACATCACCTATGGAGTATGATGCACCACCGCTATAAGCACCTGTGAAATTCCATAATGCATCTGATCCTTGATTGCCTTGTAATCCTTGGTTTCCTTGCGAGCCTTGACCACCTTGATTTCCTTGTTCGCCTTGTAATCCTTGGTTACCTTGGTCGCCTTGATTGCCTTGATTGCCTTGATTTCCCTGATCTCCTTGACTCCCTTGTGATCCTTGATCGCCCTGTGAACCTTGCTCGCCAATTTTTCCTGCAAGACAAATTGAAAGCGTGTTATATGTTTTAAATCCTGGGCTTAAAGAATGTGTAACGACTGCAACTATATCCCCTGTTGTGGGGTTATAAGAAGTTATTCTCATGTACTGTATAATATTATCAGTGGGTGCGTATACAGACAGTATTTGTCCAGCACCAAATGCCAATCCTGTTGCTATAGGGCTTTGATAGTAATTTTCACCTACTGCTTGAAAATAATATTCGCCTGTGTTTTGCGTAGTGCAAATTAAAGGTGTTGTGCCTTGATTTCCTTGGTCACCCTGATTGCCTTGCGATCCTTGATCGCCTTGATCACCTTGGTTCCCATAATTGCCTTGATCACCTTGCGATCCTTGTTCTCCTTGACTTCCTTGTAATCCTTGATTGCCTTGGTCGCCTTGGGAACCTTGATTGCCTTGCCCCCCCTGATTTCCCTGTGAGCCTTGATCACCTTGATTACCCTGCGATCCTTGTGAACCAACAAGTCCAATAGACAAAGTAACAAAATCTTCGTTATTTATTACTCCGTATGTACTAACTAGTGCCACATTAAAGATTACATAACTTCCATCTTCAGTATCGTTTGTTGAAGTACCATCTACACAAGAATTTATTTGATAAGTAACATATGTTGAAGGATTGGCTTGATCTGTTAAAGTTAAATAACCACTCTGAATACTTAAGAATAAATCATGTAAAGTAGTATTTATTCCGTATGGATTATCATCTACTTTAACTTGAGTAGCCGAAGTAAAAGGATCAGCATTAAAACTTATATAATCATTGGTAGGGTCAAGATCTGTAAGAGTCGTTGTATTTACTTTGTATGTCCAAGACAATGAACCAATTCCACGCTCGCCTTGATAACCCTGATTACCTTGTTCGCCCTGATTGCCTTGAGATCCTTGATCGCCCTGAGAACCCTGTTCCCCTTGATTACCTTGTGAACCTTGATCACCCTGATTTCCTTGTAAACCCTGTTCTCCTTGGTTTCCTTGTGAGCCTTGATCACCCTGATCTCCTTTTGCAGAAATCAGTGTCCATAAAAAAGTTCCTTCTATGGGAGCATCACCAACATTCCCACCATTAGAATTTACACGATACCAAGTTTGCCCTAAATAGGTTGCTATATCACCTACGGCATATGCTGCACCGCCATTGTAAGCACCTGTGAAGTTCCATAATGCATCTATTCCAGCTACACCTTCAACACCTTGAAAACCAGTTATTCCTTGTAATCCTTGTTCGCCTTGATTTCCTTGAAACCCCTGATTGCCTTGTGATCCTTGGTTTCCAGTAGTTCCAACGATGCCTTGAAATCCTTGGTTACCCTGTGAACCTTGTGAGCCTGTGGTTCCCACTGTTCCTTGGCTACCTTGTGATCCTGTGGTTCCAACAACGCCTTGAAATCCTTGGTTTCCTTGAGATCCTGTTGGACCTAAATTAGATACTGTAATAGAACCAGCCATTGATGAATGATATTGGCAAGCATAATAAAGTTGAGGGGCATTAAAAGGAACTTCAAATATAATTGTTCCGTTATCTGTTCCGTTATTTGTTACTCCATCATTATAAATATTTAATGGGCTATAAGAACCTGAGACTGTTTGAATCCAAAAAGGATGACCAATTGCGGAAACATTAATTACATATCTATGGCCTCGAATAAAAGATAGAATTGGATTAGCTGAACCATTTATTGTATAAGAACCAGATCCAGAATTAGTAACGGCTAAAGTTATTCCACCAGAAGATCCGATTACTCCTTGAAAGCCTTGATTACCAATTGTTCCTACGATACCTTGAAATCCTTGGTTCCCTTGAAATCCTTGTGAACCTATGGCTCCCACGATACCTTGAAAGCCTTGATTACCAATTGTTCCTGCAATACCTTGAAAACCCTGCAATCCAATTAGACCTTGATCCCCCTGACTTCCTGCTCCAGTTAAACCTTGAAAACCAGTTATGCCTTGAAATCCTTGATAACCTTGATTTCCCTGTCTACCCTGCGATCCTTGATATCCAGTAATGTCTGCTGTAATAAAACTTTGACCATCAAAAAAAACGACTTCTCCAGAGGTTGGTACTCCAGAAAAGTCATCTTGATCTTGTATTCGTGTTATGTTTCTTTGGAAGTGCATATTTTATTTCTCCAAAGATAAATACACCATATATTAAGTAATCGCTGGCCACTTTTTAATAGGACAATCTTGACCAGCCCAACTAGCTTTTACCTTTAAATTACAACCGCACTTTGTACATGTCCAATTAGGACTAGACTTATTTACTTCGGGGCATGTATCACAAATGTCTAATCGTATTTTTACTTTATCTTCTGTTAGGGTTGGCATTCCAGTAGCGACATGTTTAGTTAATGCTACTGCAAAATTAGCTGCTTTTTCAAAAATTGTTGGTTCTTTAGCCATGATATTCTCCTTTAGTATTTCAAATCCTTTGAGTAATATAACAAAAAAAACAGTCCTCGTAAAGAGGACTGCTTTATTTTATTTAATATTTTAACACTATACTGCACCAAGAAGAACCCTTCGGTTATCAAGTACAGCAAAGCCGTGTTCACCAAAACCATACATGCCCATCCTGCGTTGACGATGGAAAGTAGGATCTTCGTAAACTTCGATTTCTTGACGAACAGGATGAACAAAGCTGTCTTGTTTATCAAGGTCTAAGCCGATAACAATTTCAACTTTGCTGCCTGGCATAGATGCACCAAGAGGTCCAGCATAATACTTCTGGAATTCTTGACCAACGCCAATTTCATCAAGGTCGTGAAGGTTAACGCCAAATACCCTTGGAAGTGGAGTTTCTTCTTGAACGAAGATTTCCCTTCGGGTAAAGTCATCAACTTCACCAATCTGCCATCCACGAATGTCTTCAAGACTTTCTGGACTGATATAAAGGTCAGTAAGCTTACCACGATTAATCGAGGTACTATTACCACCAGTATTTCGCCTCATAGAAGTTTTGAGAAGAGCAACTAGCCTCTTGCTAAAATAGCCAGCAGCAGCAACATCGTCATAAATGACAAGGCCACGACCAACGCCAGCAGCAAGAATAGTTCTCCAGCCATCGCTATTCATTTTACGAACAAAGGATGCTTCAAGAACTTGCATTGCTCGACCAATGATATCCCACCTTGCATCCCTAGCATAACGCAGGGAGAAGTCGATGGAAGCACCAACTTCATAGGTAGGAACCATTACATAATCGCCTTCTACGCTTCGCTCAGGAATTTTACCCTGTGCAGGAATCGTATAAGCAACGAAATCTTTCTCAGTACCAGGAGCAAGAAAATCCAAAGGAAATTCTACCGAAGTACCAGGAGCAAAATTTACAGTTTCAAAAATATTGCTAACGATATCTCCGTTAACAATACCCTGACGAAGAGGGAGGGTTAAAGCTTTTGCCAATTCAACTTGTGCAGCACAAGCAACTTCATAATTGTTGCTGCCTGACTTTTTCAACAAGTCTACCATTTCTGGAGTTGGTGTCTTCATGGAACTATCTCTCCTTTTTTTAAAGTTATGCAGGAAGGTTAATGTAAACTTTTGCGAAACCACTTTCATCTTTTGCAGTAGCAAAAGCCCCAACTAATGGAGTAGCAGCTACACCACCAGTAGCAGAAACCACAGTTGATAGAACACCAGTTCCAACAAGATATGCTGGAGCACCGGGTGCTGGAGTACCAGCTACGGCATCAGTTACAACATAACCTTTGCGAAGCAATGGAGCTTTTTCGCCAACTACTTGTTCATCTTTCATAAAGTTGCGATGCTGACGAGTTTGGTCAATGCTTACAAAGCTTGCCAAAGTCAAACCAGCTACTTTATATCCAGATGGGTTTACAACTAAAGTTGCAATTCCTGGAGTTTCGTTACCAACACCAGAAGCTTGAGTACCATAAACAAGAACAAGACCCTTGCTTACAACATCGTTGCAAACCAAAGAAATGTCAGTTTCAAGTACATTACGGTCAGATTTAAGAGCCATTAGTCTCTCCTTTTATTACTCTGTGGCCGATGTTTCTAAACCAAAATAAGACGCAATTTGCGATGCTACTTGCTTTACACCATTAGAACTTTCTGAAGTTGCAAGAGCAGCATCTGATTTAACTTCAGCAGTGTCCAAGATAGATGCAGATGCTTTAACATCTGCTGGATCTTCACTAATTTCTACATTTTCACTTGGATTTTTCTTTTTGTCTTCTTCTGGATCTTTAGCTGGTGCTTCTTCATTAACAGTTTTTCCAGATTTGTATTCAGACATTTTTTTATTAAAGTAATCAGACTGTACACTAACAGCGGTGGCAAAAGATTCATCATTAAGAGTACTTAATGCAGAAACTACCAAAGTAGCCTCATCTTTATTCATGCCAAACTTTTCGATTACCAAGCTTGCACGATCACTCATGCTTTTTTCTTTCTTCATGCTGTTAAGTTCATTAACAACCATGTTTAATTGTTTTTTCATGGCTTCAGATTCAGCCATCATTTTCTTTTTATCTTCTTCATGCATAGAAGCTTCTTCTTCCATTTTCTTTTTATATTCCATATAATTTGCTTCTACTTCTTCTTTATCCTTTTCTTTAATTGCTGGATCTTCAGAAGTTTCTTCCTTCTTTTCTTCTGGTGGAAATTCAGCAACGATTTTTTCTACTTTAACTTCTTCAATGCTCATAATGATCTCCTTTGACTTTATAGTCTCATCTAATTGGTACACCGAACTTGTAATAAAAGCTTCCGTTTCATCAAAAATAATGCTTTCTGGATTGGCTGGCTTGCTGACAAGCCCCTTTCCAGAGAAGACGATGTTCTTTAAAACTCTTCCTATTTTGACATTATTAAAAACACCATTACCGCCATATGCTCGTAAATGTTTAGTTAGAAAAGCAGTCTTTTCATTTCTAGCAATTACTTTGGCAGTAACACCATCATCCATAGCGTAGTCAAAATTATTAAATAATGCTTCCATAGAAACAAACCATTTGTTGTTTGCTATGCCAGAGATTATATCATTCATCTCTTCTTGTTTTTTTGGATCTTCCCAAAATTTATAAAGTACAGCAGAGGTCAAGATGTGAAACTTTTTAGGCAATTCGTCAACACTAACTCCTTCTGCCACATCATTGCCATCTTCGTCAATTACTTTAGATCCAGTAATATGGCCAATTATTTGTTTTTGATCATGCTCATAATTAAATGGCTTATCAGATGGGGTATTTCTTGCAGTCCAAACTTCTGCCTTATCAAACACATCATCATTTTTATTCCAGCCAGTAGTAACTAAGATAGACTTCAAATAATGAAGATCCATCTGATTTTTGTTCTCTGCTGTTGCTCTAAGTGGCTTGTTTAATAGGAAAGGATCACAGATTTCCAATTCACATGTAGAAGAAATAGACATACTAGAAATAATTTTTTCTTTAAGCCCATCTTGTATTTCTGACTTAAAAATTGCAAATTCTTTCATTTCTTTTCTCCTAAATTAAAATAGTTTGTTATTTTGCTTAAAAACAAAACATTATCTATTTCTTTTTCAACATCTGCATTCTTAAATTTAAGTATGCCATCGTCTACACTAAATAATTGCAATGTAAACTTATATGAATTTTCAATGTCTTGATGCAAAAAAACTGCGTAAATATCATCAACCTTCTTTTTGCCCATATATACTTCTACATCAGAAGTTTCTGTGTCATATATTACTTTTATCTTTGGCATAGTATCTCCCTATTAAATACACCCAAAAATCATATATTCTTTTAATTAAAGATTTTTGTCCTTTTATAAACAATCCCACACTTTCATTTTTAACAATAAATTTATCTAAAAATTTTGGAAGTTTTTCGCTTTTGTGTTCATGAGTAAATATTAAATTAGATTGATTTCCAAGTACTGTAATATAATCTTTTTTACTATTTTTAGCAAATTCTTTATACCAATATCTTTCTAAAGTATCAATTGTATCGTATTCAACAAATGGAGGCCAAAATTTTCTAGCAGATGAAACTGCAAAGCAATTTGTTGCCCAAGCATCTGTTGTAAACCTATTATTCCAAATAAAAGTTACAGCACTAGCACCAGAAATCATCTCGTTTTCTATAACATTAAAGCCATATTCTGTTATTTTTACATCTGCTGCTTGAACTATGCAGTATGAGTCTGGATGATCTCTAAATACAGTTTCTAATCCTAGTCTTATATTGTGAGATTCAAAGAAAGATGTTGGGTGTTTTCCATTTTCGTTTGGGAAACCTTTTCTTGTAATTAGCTTTTGAATAATATCTTTTTTAATTAAATCTTCAAATAACCAAAGCTTTCCATTTTCTGGAGAAGACCATATTACATATATGTCTGGCTTAACCTTAAAAAATTTTTTATATCTTTCTATGTTTTCAATGCTGTTACAAAATTCATGATATCTACGATATAGGGTAATCAGAATTATTGGTTTCATCTTGTTTGCCTATAAAGTAAATTGCAACAGATGACGCTTCAATTTTTCTTCTTGTTTCTGTATTTGGTTGAATGCCTTCTTTAGAAATGTAATTCTTAGTAGCTATAGATAGAACTTTATTTATATCATCATGAATTTTCATATCTGTATTAATAATTTTTGCTATGGTTTGCCTCTCCACTTTTTCCAAATAACTTAAATTACAAAGTATATGGAACTTTGTTTTTTCTAATGAATTAAAATCTTCAGAAGATAGTTCTCTTATGGATTTCTTTTTTGATGAATGTAAGAAAGCTGGATTAACTAAATCAGATATAGATTTTTGAGCAGCTTCTGCCCAAGACATTATCTCTACTAATTCAGCAGCAGTCCTTGGCTTTATTTCTTTTTTCTTTCTTACTTCTTGATCTTTAATCCCAACTGGTCTTCCTTGACCTTCAATGCCAATAGGCTTGTCTTGAGATTGATTTGGATTTTGACCCATTGGAGGAACTTTTGGCGGTGCTGTTTCTTGAGAGGCTTCAACACCAAAATCTTTTGGAGTAAGCACACCCATTTGTGCCCAAAGCTTTTTAATTTCTTCTAGTCTTTGTGGGTTATGCCAAGGTCCAGCCTTTTTAGGCATTTGATCGTTTTCCCTTTTCTTAAGCTCTCTTTTTCTTCTGACACTTTCAATTTCTGGAACAAAGTTAAATCTTTCTTGAATTGCTTCTTCACTAATAATATCTCTATCAACTAAGTCAATAAGCAATCTCTTCTCTGCTGCTTCATCTTGTAATGTTTGATGATCAAAAACAACTTGAGCAGGAAATTTGAATCCCATTGCTTTTTGAACTACTTTTATTTCAGTTTCCCAAAATCTAGTTAGTAATTGTCTACCATAATCTAATCTTTCAATTAATGTTCTAAGGCTAATGTAATTGTTTGAAAATCCTTGACCAGTAGGCAAACCAGTTAAAGATGGTGGTATACCTAGTCCTGCAAAAATTGCATTTAAAATTGGCTTATACTTTTCTTCACCTAAAAATTTAGCTACATCAGTAGATGTTTCTTTGAAGTCTAATTCTGGACCCCATATAAGATCGATAGATCCACCACCAACATTATTTAAAAGCATGTCTGCAAGTCTGCCAATTGCGTTTTCTGTTGGCAATATTCTGTGTTCTAAAGAACCTAATTTCCAAAGTCGAATATGACTAACTGCACCATCTAATGCTGCAAGATCTGCAAGTTTCATTTTTTTAAGCATCAACAAATCTTCTAAGATACAATAGATCATTGGCTTTGCCCAAACTTGCCAATCATCTCTCTTATAATAAATAGCAACAGTTTTATCTGCTGGTAATGGGATTGATTTTCCACCAGCAATACTTGAATTAAAATTTGATGTCGGTAATCCAGACAGCATTTCTTTTTCTATTTCTTCTTTTGGATTCTTAAGTTTTTTAGCAATTATTTCTGGAATTCTAACGCCATACCTAAATGAACTTGGACCAAGAAATGGTGCTAACTCTTCTCCGTATACTTCAATAGTACAAGGATTATAAATCGTGTATGACCAAGGAATTTCATTCTTGGCTACAGCTACTGGTTTTTCAACAACTAAGTCTGCTGCTGAACCCTTTTGCAAATTTTCAACTTCTGAATTTTTAAGTTTTGCAGTAGATCGTTTTATAATTACATTTCCTGCACGATAAAGCATATTTAAAATACGCTCAGTTCTTTCTAATCCATTTACTTTTTTAAACCATTCACGATAAAAATCTTGGATTTTTTCATTTGGATGAACAAGTTCTATTCCCTGACAGGCAAACTCTGCCATCATGTCTATTACATTACGCACAATGCCAATGCGTTCATAGGCTTGCATACAAGCAAGCATGATGTCTTTATCAAATAAGGGGATCTGTTCGCCTGGTCTAAAGAAGTCGTAATCTCTTCGATCAAAGGATTCCCTAACTGAAACATGATTAGTGGCCACATTTTGAAATGAATTTCCTGCAATAGACCTACTTAATGAGTCTGCATGATTAGCTTTTGCGAATGCCTTTTCTTTTGAAGCTGGATCATTTTCATCCCAAGTTACAAACATTGCTTTATCATTTGACATTGTATTTTCCCTAATCTGATTGCAATCGGATTACTCTACAGTATTATTACACCTTGTAGGAACAACTATACCATAACCAGAATTATGATTAGTAGCTTTTTTAAACCATTCTGGCCCAATATACATTTCTTTATCTTCTGCACTTTGAGATGCAACCTGTCTAGCAAACCCACCAGTATGAGTATATTCATCTTGGACCTCAATCCTTTGAAATCCTCTGGCTACCATATTCGCCATAAGTAATGCAGAATACCTATCTTTTCTTGTCCTGCTCTTTTTGCCATCTGGATCTCTACTTTCTGGAGTATCCCACCTATCTCTACCTGATGGGGTATGAACATGAACAATGCTGGAAAGCTCATCTTTTAATTCTTCTATGTCCATCACGCAATCTTCTAGGGTGTCATACATATTAACCCTTCCTGTTGCCATATCTTCTTCTTGTGCAAGAGTCAATGAGATTGGGTCAAAGTATGGAAATAGCAAAGTCTTGTCTTCTAAATCTTTTCTTAATCCATGATTTGCTTCCACTACCCAGTTTGGATCAGCAAAATTTATCATTGATAAAATATGTTCACCACTTTTATCGTCTGAGTCTTTTCTTTTAAGTGGATCAATTACCTTGTAGATTGCTTTTTCTGAATCTTGCAATCTATTTGTATCTTGTAAGCCTTCCTCAATAGCAATACCTCCACCTTGACTATCCAAAGCTATGCGAACCATATTGGGGAACATCTTTGCTAAATTTCTTATTTTTCTACAGCAATAACTGTAAAAGTCTTTTTCATTTACAATTCCGCTTTTCATTTTTTCTTTAAACGAAGATCTAGTTGTAGTCCAGCAATATACTATTCGTCTATGATCTGGATAAAGTGCTAAGATTATTACTGCAAAATTATCTCTTTCAGATGCTGGATCAATAGCCATAACATGTTGCACAGATGAATCGCCAAGAAGAGAAGCGTGAAATAAAACTTCACCACTAGGTAAAACAATTGGCGAACTTGGATTTCCAGAAACGCAAGATTCAATTAGGCTTCTCTTAAAGAATCCATCTGAATCAGTTGCAAATGTAGCACCATATTCAATTAGATAATTCGCCTTAGTGCTATTTATTCTTGCAGAAGTTATTTGTTTAGCATCCATAAAGCCGGGCGGTAATATTTCCACAGGCAGTCTTATGATAGAATAATCTCTCCAATCAAAACCATCTGGAACTGGCCCTTGAAATATTTGCTCCAACAAATTTTTATCGCCATTGCTTTCAATAATTCTTTTATAGTTAAACCATGTTTTATAAAAATGATTGAAGGAGTAATATGCTGTACCAGAAACTATGTTCTGATTGCTTCTAAGTATTTTGCTTTCCTGTGCTTCATCTGCATCAGTCCAAACTCCAAGCTGTTTCATCAATCTTATTTTTGCTTGCCTATGTACCTTCTCACTTGGATTAGAAGAAACGCTAGAAAAACCTCTTACCACATTTTGATAAATGTCTTCCCTAATAGAAGCAAACTCGTCACAAACTGTATAGTTAGCTCTTTGACCTCTAATCTTTTCACCTGTTCCTAATGGCAATGCCATAGCAACGCTTTCGCCAACAATCATTTCGCATCTATCTATGTCTCGTCTTGGGCCTTGATCTCTATTGTTTCTACCTTTGCCAACACCACATATGTCTCTATAGATAACTCCATTTGCCCATAGACCTTCCATGTATTCAAATATAACTTTACTCTGTCTAAAAACTTTACCTATGATTGCAATCTTACAACCCTGAGTAAACAAAAGTCTAAGCATAGAATATAACGCAAGGATATAACTTTTCCCTGCACCACGACCAGCGATGATCATTGGGAATGGTCTTTTCCAAAGCTCTTTTAAAATGATATGTTGAAAAGGAAATATGTCTATTCCGAACAGAAGCTTGCATGTAAAAGGAAAGTAGTCTGGATTTCTCATTATCTTTAACAGATATATATCCATTCTTTCCATGTCTGCTTTAGAAATGTTTTTCAATGGATGGATCGTATTTAATGGAACATCAACTATTCGTTGAATATCATTAATGTCTGTAAGAGGATTTACCGCAAGCATTTCCTGCTCAGAAAGCATCCAAGCTCGGTCTATTATCCTCTTTAACTTCTCTTGGTCCTTCATTTTCAATTACTCGTTTGAATATGGAAGAGGCAACTGTTTGCCCATGATTTTCACAAAAAATTATTTTAACCTTATACTTTAATTCTATCTCTATCAATCTCTTCAATAGGAAAAATGGGTTGAGCTTTACGCTCTTCATCTTATAGGATGGTATGCCAGTTCCTTTTGGGTATTTAATTAAGTCATCCATAGAAAATTCTAAAATCATAAATGCATATTTAAATGACTGCATTCTTTCTAGTTCTCTTTCAAATCTATCTTCAACTAAATTTGTTGCAAGTTCTGCAATAGAACCTTTTCTTTCTATAGTTAATATGTCTTGATATCCCTCTATGGAATAATCACCAGTCTTTAGTGTTCCAGATACAGTTCCTTCACAAGCTTTTGCTGGCATAAAAGTCCAGCCGTTTTGCTCTCTCGTATCTCTGATTACTTTATACTTTATGTCCATTGATATCGCTTTCGACCATCTCTTTTACAAGGAGATCAAAATTATAGTGTGGTTTCCATTTAAGAACTTCTCTTGCCTTTGTTGATACACCACGAAGAGCATCAACCTCAAATGGTCTTTTCAGCGACTTGTTTAATGTGACATATTTTTCCCAATCGCCAAGTCCAGCAGCTTCAAATGATTTGTTTAAAAAGTCTTCTACAGAATAGGTAGATCCAGTAGCTATAACAAAGTCTTGTGGGTTATCTAACTGAAGCATTAAACGCATTGCCTCAACATAATCCTTTGCATGACCCCAATCACGCAGAGAATCTATATTACCAAGCTGTAATTTATCTTTAGTTAGTTTATTAACATACTTACCTATCCAAGAGGTTATCTTTCTAGTTACAAACAATTCTCCCCTTCTAGGTGATTCGTGATTAAAGAGAATGCCCGAACAGGCGTACAAGCCATAAGACTCCCTATAAATTTTAATCAAATTATGGGATGCCAGCTTTGCCACACCATATGGAGAGTTTGGAACCATTAAAGTGTCTTCATCTTGAAAACAATCTTTATTAATAAAATCTTCTCTGCTAATAGCAGTTTTAGATTCTTTTCTAATTCCATCAGTAGGACTATAATAAGAAAAACATGATCCATACATTTCACTTGTTGATGCCTGATATAATCTTGAAGATTTTGAAAAATTCAAAATCCCTTCTAAGACATTAAGCGTTCCCTTCAAATCCACATCGAGCGTGTGATGCGGTTGCGTAAAAGAATCGCCCACATGACTCTGTGCTGCCAGATTGTAGATTTCCGTAGGGGTATATTTATAGATAGTGGAGAAGACAAACGATTGATCGCAGACATCGCCTCTTAAGAGAGTGAAGTTTTTGTGATCTGAACAACCATTAAGCCTTGCTCCATTATCTATTGACGACCGTCTTGCTACCGCTAAGACATTGTACTTTTTTGCCAAAAGGCTTTCGCAGAGATACGAACCATCTTGTCCTGTCGCCCCAAACACTAGTGCCGTTTTATTCATCGTCTTTATCCTTTGGAATTAAAACTGGTAGGTCTTGACTACCATCATCAAATGTATGAACGCTAGTTAACTTTTTCTCTTCCTTTTTAGTGGCTATCTTCATGGTTTCCATAGTACCTCCCACTAAGTCACGCTCTTCCTCGTTCTGAAGTTTTTTAATGATCGCCAAGTATGTCTCTTTAGATGACTCGATACGAGTAATACGCTGATCTCTAGTGGCTTTTAAGTCTTTGAGTAATCCCTGATGTTTTTCTTCAAGTTTAATAAATTCTGTAGACCTAGCCTGTTCAGAAGATTTAGCTGCTTGTATCTGTGTCTCTAAGCCGAGCACATATTCACGATCAGATTCGGACATGCCTTGCATATCAGGAAATCTTCTCATGTACTCTTCTTGCATTCTAATTAGCTTTGCTATTTCCTTACCAGAGTTTCTTTTGCTCTTAGCATTCCTATGCATCATTATCTCAAACTTGATAACCAAAAATATTTGTGTTTCCTCAGTTACGAGAACATCTTCTCTGAACTGGGCCATGTACTTTACATACTGCTCTTCAAAATATTCCAACTCTTCCTCATCCATCTCTTGCTTAAGTTGCTTCCAAGCTTTACTACTTCTTAAATTTTTATGATTTTCATCATTGAGTGTCTGTACAAACTCTTCAATTATTACCACAGGCTTGAGCAAGAACGAGCTTAAGTCTTCTACCGATAAAGTTTCATAGTGCTTAGTTATATAATCACGATCAGTTCTATTCAGCTTCTTTCCTGCCATTGAGGATCTCCTTAATTGCTTGTTCAACTCTTTGCTTTTTTATTTTGGGAACAGACTCACCAGCTTTAATTCTAAGATATATTGAACGAAGTTCAACAGGAAGGTGCAAGTCTATTAGATTAGAACACTCAGATATGTTCGCCTCATCTACAACAGATTGTTTTCCGTGTGCGTTCTTTTCTGTATCGTCTGAGATTGTCTGTATATCTAAGGGTCGCATTAAATTTTGCTTAGACGAATTCCTTTTCTTCCATGCCTTATACTTTTCGCAGTAATTGCCATCTGAACATTTGTTCGAGTCATGACATGATTTACATGGGGGATCTGTCCTATGATACTTGTCTCTCTTGAAATTAATAAGTCTGTTTTTAATGTGCGAATAAAGAAAGTTTTCTAAGGGGCGAGATGGGTCATAGCGAGATAAAGATTCAAGTCCAAATATGTAAGCTTCCTGCCTAATGTCTTCCACATCGTAATATCCGAAAGTAAATGTTGGGGCAAGAAGGTTGATCGCTTTCTTTAAAGCTATTATGACATCTTCTTCTTTTAATCCATGCGGATAATTACTCATCTTTTATGATGTTCTCTTCGATACTGGCTAACGCCTGTTCAATGGGGGGTGTTGGAGCCAACAGTTCTGGTTCTGGTAATACACACCCTGCTATCACCTTAATTCTAGTTTCTACTTCAATTGGTTCATCTTTGTTCATGGCATCACCAGTTTCTACAAAAGTTGTATTAGTACATCTTATGTATGATACTACTGTTTCAATCGGATTGCAAGGCTGTCTGCGACATCATTAGTACTTTGGGGCGAACAAGTATGGCTTTGGTAGTACATTGGGGAAAGTGTGGCTTGGTAAGTGGCAATGCCCCCCGCCAATTTGGCAGTCGCCTGCCATTTTGTCAATTTTTGAAAAAACCCCCTGTCATTTTGGCATCCCGCTGGTATTACCTAGTATTACTATTTTTGGTATAACCTTGTTATATTTCAACCCTAGCAAGTAGCAATATGCCATATTGGCATGGCATTTAAAGCTTCTATAATGCCATTATTTTCAATGATTGTATTTGTTGAGTAAATATACAAATAATTAATAATAATTGAAAATATGCGATTTCTTATTTTTAAGAATTTGAATGTTTATAAACATAGTGAACATTTATTTTAATAAATTCTTATTTTTAAGAAAAAAAACTATTTTGACTATTTTTATTTTTTTGTGAATACTGGGCTTGATTTATACCGATACAATTTCTAAGATAATGTTGTCGAGGGATATTGTTTTAAGATTTTTACTTTTTAAAAATCGCAATAAACTGAGACAAAAAACAAGGATTTGTATCATGAATATGGAAAATATGGTTGGTGTATCTAATGAAGAAATCGTAACTATCACCGCAAAAATGGTAGGTGTAGGCCGTAAATATGGCTTTCAAAATGCAGATTGCCAAGACTTAGCACAAGATGTTATCTATGTCGCTATTCGTAAGTATAATCCTAATAAAGGTGCTAAGTTTGCTACTTTTTGCTGGTATTTGTTTAATCGAAAAGTTATTGATGGATTAAGAAGAATTAATCACAAATACTATAAAAAGACTTCCATTACCAAAATGATGGATAAAGAAGATGGAAACAATAAAGAAATTCAAGGTAAACGACTTGACACAATGCAAGTACTTAAAATGCACTTAAAGGATAATTTCGATGCTGGAATTATCACACGAAAAGAACACGATGTATTGGTATTGCGGGCACATGGAAACGATTTCTACCAAATAGCTTCTATCTTAGATATTAGTCTAGGTTCTGCCCATGGTACATACCAAAAAGGGTTGGCAATGATATGTGAAGATGATGGAATTTTAGGGTGTGTATAGTCTAATCAATCAAAACCCTAGTTAATGTGACTAGGGTTTATTTTCTTAATAGTATATAGAATAAAGGAATAATAGAATGATTAATGATAAGAACACTAAAACGGCCGTAATAAATGCCTTTAACAATCTTAAATCTAATTTTAAAAATACTTGTGACGATATGTTATTTTATAAGGTTTATGGCGAAATAACAAAATGTTCACATGAAGAAAATTATACACCTACTTTATTATTCAATGATAAAATTTTAATGGATTATGAATTTAAGTCCTGCGATTGTTTAAATATTCAATGTGATTGCAAGCCGTAAGGCTAACAATGGCTTAACATCGTAAGATGGAAAGCCCGGCCGATAGGCCAAAATAAAAAACACCTGTTTGTCTTACCAAGACCAACGGGCTTAGGGAAGCTATGCCTATAGGCTAAGATCGGCCGATTTGAATTGGATATGTTTATCTTAATATGATTTTAAAAATACTTTAAAATTATTTTGAATAAATTTATAGTTCAAACGAATAATATGATAGGTAAGGGAAACAACACTAGAAAAAAGGGGATTACTATGTTAGGAATGCTGGAAATCATGCGGGCATATCAAGAAGTTAATAAAAATGGCTTCACACAAGGGGAAAAACAAGATCTATTAGTTTATATTTATGAGTCCACTCTAGGAATTAGCTTTAAGTATGAAATGGTATGGTTTAAAGATGACATTGTGGGCTGGCAGTCTACTGGCCTATAAGTGGTCAAGACCAAACGAAAACCTACTGTCTTAACCAAGATAGTGGGCTTGGGGAAGGTACGCCCATACCCCATAGTCTAATTGGATATGTTTATCCTTATGTATGGTAGTACAATGTAATACAAATAATTTTAAAATAAAATAAAATAAGTTTGAATAAATTCTAAGTTCAATCGGATAATAAAGTATGAAGGAAACACAAAGTTAAACTTCTGAGCTTAAAATAAAAGGATTGTAGAATGGTTAAGATTGAAAATGGGCGTTTTAGTGAGACTACCTTTATAGAAGATATAGTGGGTAAAAAGATAGTTATCAACAAATATCGTAATCAAGAGGGTTATAGACTAGGTTTTGTCGAGTCTACCACTAGAGGTAAGCATGGTTATACTTTATTGCTAACATTCAATGACGAATGCCATTTTAACGAAAAGTCTATAAGTCGATATTGCCTTCATAACATAGAAGATGCAGTAGTCTTTATGTAAATAAAAAAAGTTTTTCCTAATTTTTCTTGAATAAAATTAGACTTCATACGAATAATATAGCAAGAGTCGGTAACCCTAACATGGAGTGTCTAATGAATAGTTATAATCCTTTTGTGTGTGATTTTGTGATTGAAACAAAGAAAGCTAAGAGAATGACAATTGCAAGCCTATACTATGCGATTGACGATTGTCGGGAATGTATCAAGCTTAACATTAATCCCGATAAATATAGGGATCAAATATCGGTATACAAGATGGAATTGGATAAAAGAAAGATTGTGGTGATCAAATGACTAATGAACAAATAAATATGATGGTATTGTTTGGCTTACTAGTGTATTGTTCCTGCTTATATCAGTTCATTGCTTATATAAACAGGCCAGTACAATACAAATAAAGTTGGGGGGCGAAAGCCCCTCGATGGATTTCTCGAAGAGAAAGCCCGGCCGATAGGCCAAGAAAAAAAACACCTGCCTGTCTTACCAAGACTGGCGGGCTTGCGGAGGTATTACCTTGTATTACCACTGCTACCAAAGCAAAAATTGGTATTACTTTGTTGTACCAGTTATCTTGAAAATATTTTTATTTTTATTTGAATAAATTTAAGTTTCAAACGAATAATATAGTATGAAAGGAAAACAAAGTATCTAAAGGGAACTATCTGAAAAATCGGGAAGGGCCGATATAAAACAAGCTTGCCTACTGGGGGTATCCAGTGGGAATGGGGGGAGGCTGCACATTTTTAATTTGGTATAACTTAGTATTATTTAAAATATTTTAAAATTATTTTGAATAAATTGTAAGTTAAAACGAATAATAAAGTATGGAAGATGAAACACTATAACGAAAAGGAAACGCAAGATGATTAACTTTAATGATGATGGCCAGTGGGAACAAAATCAAGATGATCTTATCGAATATTTGGGCAATAAAGATGATGATTTTGAAATCGTGATAGATGATGAAAAAATTGAACCGAATTGGGATATCTTAACAACTACCAATAAAGCTATTGAAGATTTTGATCTTGAAAAGCTTACTGAAAGAATGATCTTAAAATTTGAATGTGAGCAAGCACTACTTGAAGAATTTGAAAATAATTGTGAAAAAATAAAATAAGTTTGAATAATTTTGAGTCTGAAACGAATAATATGATAGGAAAGTTACTCTAACACAAGGAAAGAAAAATGTTAAGCTTAGAAGTTATCAAGCCAGTCGAAATCAAGTTTAGTCAAACGGAAAAAATGCCTTGGATATCGTGGGATATTCCAGCGTTTGAATGTAAAACAGGCGGTAAATTGGTAAATGTCAAGGGTAGCATATGCGAAGGGTGTTATGCCCTAAAAGGTAGGTATGGGTTCGGTATCGTCAAAGATGCTAACACCAACAGGTTTAATGAGCTTAACAAGGGGCTTGAAGTTTGGAAAGAAGCTTTTATCAAAGCATTGGGCAAGAAATATAAACATATGCGGGATAAAACGCAAGCATACTTTAGGTGGTTTACTTCGGGCGATGTTCAAAGTTTGGAAATGTTAGTAGCAATGAATGAGATTGCTATTGCCCTGCCAGAAGTTAAGTTTTGGTTACCTACCAAGGAACATGGTATGGTTCGGGAATACCTAGCTATACATGGCGAATTTGCAAGTAACTTCACTGTTAGGCCAAGTATGTACATGGTCGATCAAGTGCCTAGTAAGGGGTTAGGATTGCCTACAAGCACTGCAATAAGAACTCCAGTTAATGCGGATGATCGTCATCAAAATATTTGCCCTGCAAGCCTTGAAGCTTTCAATGGTGCAAGCAAGGTAAACTGCAACGATTGCCGTAAATGTTGGGATAAAGATGTTAACAATGTCGCATACATATACCACTAAGGGGGAAGTAAGATGATAGTTAAAAACTGTAATCATGGTAAATGGCAAAATCTAGGTCAAGATACCGATGATGATGGAAACATATTTCAACGCCACTATTGCAAGGTATGCAATATGGCAAGAGTAAAGGTTGTTGCCAAAATTGTTGGATATCGTAACATTGCCCAAACTTGTATGCGATATCTGCATACAGATTTTAAAAAGAAATGGGATTATTTTTTGAATAATATCGGTCCTCATACGAATAATTATATATAACAACAAGAGGGAAAGAAAAATGTATTAAGTTAAAATGATCGGTCTGTTTACTACTTTAAGGGGCAAACCACGGTGAGATACCGAAAACGAAAAAAGTAGTCTTTAAAAAAAAGCTTGGTGTGTCCTATGGACACCACCGAGGTTCCTGATGGTATGCCCTGCTAGCAAGCGTCTTTGCCCTGCCAAAAAGCTTGCAAAGTTATACTTTGTTATACCAATTATTTTAATTTTTTTTTGAATAATTTTGTGTTTCAAACGAATAATATAATATCGAGAAGGATCGATATAAAATAAGCTTGCCTCCTAGAGAAATATCTAGGGGGGATGGGGGGAGGCTGGACTTATAAAATTGGGTATAATTTAGTATTACTAAAAATACTTTAAAAATATTTTGAATAATTTTAGAGTTCATACGAATAATAGAGTATGGAAGATAAGAACACTAACGAAAAGGAAAGTAAGATGGGAAAAGAAATTTATGATTGGGCTTTAGCGAATTACGATGAGGGTGGGCATTGGATTGTTGAGACAATGGAAATCGAGGAAATCGAGGAAGAGTTTAAATCTTTGAAGGAAGCTCAAGAGTATTGCAAGATCATTCAAGATAGGCAAGAAGAGTGCCAAGGGTGGTAAAAATAAAAAAAGATTTTTTTGAATAAAAAGTAAGTTTGTACGAATAATAAGATATGAGAACTAACACTAACGGAGAAAGAAAAATGTCCAGCGAATTGATTCTAAGCATTCAAGATCATGCCGAGTTTCGCAAGCATATGCCACCACTACTGCTTAATGGCAGGGAATACGAAGTAAATGTAAACTACGATCCAAAGTCTAATACCTTTAAGGTAACTTGTTGGGAAGAAAAATTCCCTTGGGGATGGTATGTAGATGAAACAAGCGGACTATATCCTAACTACTTGCACTGTAGGATCTTAGATGGTTGTCAAGCTGTTCACGCCATGCAAGAAGCAAAGGCACTTGAGCAAGAACGAGCCAATGAAGAATGTCAATCTGCGGATGATTACTTATTAGATCATGATGGTGATTGTGATTACAAGGGCGAAGCCTATACACTTTAACAAGGAGAAGTACGATGAGCAGGACAATTCGGTTTACATTGGTAAATATGCCCTTTGAACGAAGGGGCGAAACGCCAAGGGGCATGGTGGTATTCAAGAGCAAGAAGAAGTCTACCAAGGGCGGTAGACAAGCAGAGAAACGCCAAGTAAAGGAGAATGTGTAATGTTTGAGTTAATGTGTGTAGGTGGTTTAGCCAATATGTTGTTTGTAGGGATTATTCTTTTTGCACAACTTTTTAGGGAGATGGACAAATGAACGAAGTAATTGCACTGGCATTGATTGGAAACATTTTCTTTGTTTTTACACTTATCTACTGTAATCTTTTTGTGGAGGTATAATATGCTTATTGAAGTAACTAATGCAGAGAAAAGATTGATTGAACATTCTTTAATTAGATTAAGTTTAGAGAAACAAGATGGTCACTTCTATAAGGAAGCAGACATCAAAGAATTATGGATTAAGCTTCACTTTGGTAAGCATGAACTTGAACCAGTACCAGAATACTTTTTATTGGAGGAAAGTGATAATGTATAGTCTTTATTCTTATCTTTGCTCAAGTACAGAACTCTTACAGATGGAGATTATTTTTAGCCTGTTCGGAGATAGAATAGGTTTTTAATAAAAGTGAGAGTAAATCCCTCTGCTAGACAATTATACTGATGGGCTTAAAAACCTGTCAAGACAATTCTTCAGAGATTTCAAAATTGGTTTATAACTTTTATCCAATGAACAAAAAAGTTAAATTTTAATCTGGCGGTGTCCTATGGATACCACTGGAGTTCCCGAAGTAATGCCCGAATAGCAAGCGGATTACCCATACCACCAAAGCCAAAAATGGTTATACTTTGTTATACCAATAAAATAAAAAGATTTTTTTGAATAATTTTCAAGTTCAAACGAATAATAGTATAGAAAGGAAAACAAGAATCTAAAACTTGAAAAAAATCGGGAGGGCCGATGTAAAACAACCCGCCTCTCTGGTATCGGGAGAGGGATAGGGGATGCGGAACGCCTATGCCTTTGGCGGTAATACTTGGTTATACCAAAAATAATTTAAAAATCTTTTGAATAAAAATCATGTTCGTACGAATAATAAAGTATGAGAAGGAAACAACAAACAAAGGAGATGAGATGAGCGAACAAGAGAAAGAAGTGAGATTTGAAAAAGCTGTTGATAGATTGGATGATAAATTGATGGCTAATGAGATAAGGCAAGAAGATTACGATTTTCTTTATCGAGAACTTGTGAAAAAATTTGAAATGTAGTGAATAAATTTGGGTTTGAAACGAATAACTATATATGGAGAATGAAAGATGAATGTAAGATTCGTAGGTGGTGCAACTATCTTTGTCAAGGTGTTGCCGATAACTGACAGCAAAGGGAAACGCCTTAAGGCTAGGCTCGGTAATGGTAAATGTAGGCAACCATCTATCACGATCCCTTGGGATTATGAGACTGAGTACAAAGAAAACTTTGCGGTTGCTGCAAAGAAATTCGCTGAAAAGTTAAAATGGGAAGGCGATATGGTAGGTAGCTGGATGGGTGACGATGCACTGTTTGTTTTTACTAACTAAGGGGATATAGTCATGAGAAGTTACGATAAGTTGGGGGCTTTGCCCGAAGTCAAGGATAAACCTTACGAGAAGCCACCAGAAAGCGATTTATTACTGCTTGCTGAGCATTTCGGAGGTAGATTGGCTCTGAGGTATGGTTTGGAGGTACTTGGCAAAATTGATGCCGATAATGTCGCTCTAATGGATACGATATACGATGCCGTCTATGATTACATAGACATGACCGAATTTTACGAAGAGTATATCGAGGCTTGTGGGGCTATGGATTTCAATTGGCATAATATCTATTACGCTGAAGTCTTCCATATGCTCAAGAAAGATGGGTATGTTCACTGGGGCGATAACTATGAAATAGGGAGTACAGAATGAACGAAGAAACTAAGGTTAAGCTGTTAAAGCTTTGGAATGAATCCAAAGATAAAGAAACATGGTCGTTCTTCGGTGGCGTGTTCACTGTAGATGGCCAAGACTGGCAAGTAATTCCAGAAGGTAAAGCTTGGGTGAAAAATGGCAAGCTTGTAACTAAAGAACCAAGATTTTTAAAATGTAGTTGAATAAAATTCGTGTTTGTACGAATAATGTAGTAGTAAGAGGTTTTTAATTTTTAACTAATAGTGGCTTTGCCACAAGGAGATTCTTATGAATGCTGTTAGATCTGTCCGTGGTTTTACTGGTAGTGCGTATGCGGGTGTTGTAGCTCGTTACAATGAAAACAAGAACCATTATCACGATGCTTTATGCACTGTGGGTGGTACTGAACCTCAAGTCAAAGCAGTGGTTGCTGATGAGAAGTTTCACATCTTAGATAGGCAAGCGAATAAGCTGTATAAGCCAACTAAGCACTTCCTTAGTCAGCTTGCCTCTAAGACCAAATGGGGAAGCTTTACGCTTAATAAGCTATATGCTTCTAATAATGTCAAGCACCAGACTATTCTTAAGGATTTGGTAGATATATCCTTCCAAGAGGATTTCGATAAGGAAATGTTTTTCAGATTCAACGATCAAGATGATAGTTGCAGGGCGTTCTTAAGTGATCGTTATGCGGTTATCGACAACAATTGGGTCTTGGATCAGACTAGGCAGTTTCTGCCACAAGAATGTGGTCAAGCTGTTGCTTGCGATAAATCTGGTGATGATTACATTAACTTCAGTGTAGTTCTGCCAGCTTCGCTTCGCTCTGACGATGACTCTGATTATGGTGGCTTGATCAAGATCAAGAATAGCGAAATCGGTACGCACCGCTTGGACATTTCAGCGGGTGTCTTTCGCACCATCTGTTCTAATGGTATGATTGGGTGGGTAAGGCATGACGATGTAAGTGTAGTACATCGAGGCAAGGTTGATCTAGGCCACTTGGCTAATCAGATACAATCCTGCATTGCCAAACACATTCAGTCTATCCCTGTGATGATTGATAAGCTATTAGGTACGAAGAAGATGGTATTCGGAGAAGGTGCTTCGATGACTCCACTCTTCGCCTCTGTAGCTCAGACCTACAAGTTCTCTAAGGCAGAGATCGATGCTGCTCAGAATGGTTGGGATATTGAACGCCAAGAGACTCCCTTCTATGCGAAGACTCTCTTTGGTATGGTCAACTCCCTTACCAGAGGAAGCCAAAAGCTTGGCGAATCCTCATGGGAGAAGCTTAACGAGGTTGGTGGTGCTTTGGCTAGCTATAGCGAATCTGAATTTATCGGACTTCGCAATAAGGCTAATGCCTTGACTACCAAAGATGTTCACTCTATCTTGGGCAAAGAACTTATGTTCGCCTAAGATGGTTTGGATGGGGGGGTAAGAACTGGGCAGCTTATCCCCTTTATTAAAACAATCCTGCTGGTGCAAACCTCTCGCTGGCAGGACTCAGGCAGAGTGGAGATCCCTTTACTTCACTCTGCGTTTTTTTTCTTTTTCTTTTGAATATTTTTCGTTCTCATACGAATAATAAAGTATAGCCAATACGATTCGACTTGAGAAATGATCTCCCTGCTGTTTGTCTTACCAACAATAAGCGGGTTTGGGGAGGGTACGCCCACATACTGCTTTTTTTGCAAGTACGCACTCCCCTATCCCCACAAGACAATCTAGTCCTATAGGCGGGTTTGATGCGGTTGCCCCTCACACTTCTATTGTATTATTCGTTTCAAGTTGTCTTTTATTCAAAACTAAATTTTTATTTTTTTATTTGAATAAATCTGAAGCTGGTACGAATAATGAGGTATGGAAGGAAAGAAGTTTCAAAAGTATACAAAACTATACAAAAGTGTACAAAACTATACATTTGGACAAAAAATGAGTTTTTGAGTGGCAAATCGTCACAAATTTGCACCTTTTTAAGCCTTTTTTAACCCTTCTTGACCTTGGTGGTCACTATGGACACAAAATGTGTGTTTTTCCGCAGGAATATGAGCTTTTTCCCTATTAGGAGTATAGAAAATGAGACTATCAATAAAGTATGAGCAAAAACTGGACAAAAAACTGCCGATTAATGAGCTAGATATCGGTGTCTTAGCTACAGAAATCATCCGATTAAAGGCCATTCTGTACAGATGCAAGGTCGCAGTTGATGACCAAAATCTGCTGAAATTGAGGCTCTGGCATGATTAATTGAGCCGTAAACATATGGTATCAAAGGACTTATGTCAAAGTATACAAAACTATACATCTTGTTGCGTGGAAGCCACTTTCCTATACCATGTTAGTTCACCTAATACGCTATAGTAAAAAAGCCTCTCTGCCCTATGTATATTAGTAAGGATAATATTAATAATTTTAGTTGTTATAAACAGTCAAAAAGTGCATAAATATGGGGGAAAAATGCAAGAAACAAGTTTAGTGCCTGACAACTTTTTAGTGTCTGTTAACAACCCTAATTTGCCCAATGAGGAAGTGTGGGTGTGGAAGATCAAGGGTAGTTCTTTGGTCATAGTCACTAAAAATGGGGTGAAAATAATGTCATTAAATGGGCATAAAACAGTAGAGTTTAGCTTTGAGGGGGTAGAAAACGCATTTGGTGCAATTAAACCGTAGCACAGTACGGAAAAATATTAAAAATAAATTGAATAAAATTGGTTTTGGTACGAATAATACAGTATGGCAAGGAAAGATAACACTAACACAAAGGAGAATGAAAGATGTATGTAAAACCACAAACGACAGAGGAAAAGTTGATCGACTTGGTTAAGGAGCTTGCTGGACATTTAGAAGATGTCTACATTCAACCTGACTTTGATGAGAATGACTATGGGCAAAAACTTTGCAATAGAGCAAGAAGGTTTGCAAATAAGTCTGATAAAAGAAGAAACGAAATCTACAAACAACAAGGAAAGTAAACATGGGTGCTTATGTATATAAACTTAGTGGTATTAGAAACTACCTTGAGTTAAACATTGAGGGCAAACAAGAACTTGTCTACCAGATTGAGTATTGGTGGAAACCCTCATGGAGTCTTAAGGGCGATGAGTGCAAGCCCAAGACATACAAGCAAACAGTAGCAGCATTAAAGAGGGCGTTTAAAGATAGACCTATTAATTTCATTAGCATGGCTGGCTATGAGAATATCTATAGGGTTACACATGGTGGTTTTACCGATGTTCTAGATGGTCATTTGGGCGAATATTGTTATCCATTAGTTGATCAAAGCCTTATTAAATAGGGGTTTACAATCCAATTACTAATAAGTTTTAAATTAGTAGTTGGCTGTTTAGGCAATATACATAACTAAGGAGGTCGATATGTACAAGGTAAGATTTCATTTGGCAAAAGGGGAAAACTACATGAAATGGCAAATTACTGGTGATGCTTCACCTAATAAGCCGAGTGGCAAGCCATTCTATTGCGACCCATCTACTGTGTGTATACAGATGATTAATGCCAAGTTGGTCAATCATGTGGCTACAGCTACAAAGATCAAATGTGGGGCGAATAAGACTGTGTGTGCATGGGTAGAGTGTGAGAACCTAGTTATCTACAGAGATGATACTGCTGGTGGGCGAGCAAACATGAACTATATAAACAAGATTTTTCCAAATACTCATATGAAATTATCATATAACCCAAGAGTTGCACCAAACTGGGTAGGTCATAATGGTACAAACATGGACAAGGCCGAGAACTTAAATATCTTTTCTTCTGGCAGAGAACTGTTCTATACATCGTCTTCTATTAGCTGTAAGTCTTCAATTGAACCAATTTCTATTTAAGGAGAACTAAACATGATTACATTTACAAAAGAGTATAGCGGTATAAGCAATACATATAGGTATAAGATTACAACCTTGAAAAAGGATGGACTCACAAGAACCGATTGGATAGACATGGAAGATGTCTATGTCAAGCTTGTAGGTATTGAATCATGCAAAGAAGAAAAAAGGCTTGAGAAAAGAAAACCAGAGTACAAGTTCAATGATACATACCAGTATGTAATTACTTGCAAAAGTATATTTGTATATGTACAAGGTAGGAACGAGAAGGAAGATAATAAGATTGCGATCATTAAAAGATGCTTCCCGCATATTCCTTTTCTAAACGATGTTGATCCAAAGGATATGAAAAAAGCAAGTTACTGGGGCAATAGTGATCGAATCTATATACATGATGGAAAGTTTTATAATTGTAAATATGCAATTATGCAAAAATATATTCCATAACTTAGGAGATTAAATGTTGTACGAATTTAGAAATCCAATGCCAGTAGAAACCAATCTTGGATATGGCTTGCTTGTATATGTTCGTGATGGTGGGGCATTTTCAAACGATGTCTTCGCCATAGTCTCTGAAGTAGATGGAAAGCTTCGTCACTTTAGAAGTGGTCAATTTAGGTTCTTGCCTAACCCAACTTTTGACATTGAAAATTTGGGCGGTATGCAAGAAAAAAAAGTTGAATAAAAATTGAGTTTGTACGAATAACTAAGTATGGAGATTAAACTTAACCAAGGAGATGGAAATGAAAAAGAGAATGAGCATTGCACTTAATCCAAAGGATTGTCCGAAGTTTAAAGTGATCAATGGATGGAAGGTTGAAGCCAAGGTTGGCTATTATGTTCACGCTGATGGTTGGAAGTTTGGCGAATGCCTCAAGTCTTCAGACTGGGATAAAGCAGACTTTTATCTACCAACAGGATACACATTCGGTACTACAGAGATAGCTACCAATATCTATATAAGTGGGCGAAAGCTTATTCATAAAGATGGTGGCATATATGTGAGAGTACAAATTGAGTTTGTGCATGATGGGGAAGAAAATGTTCATACTTATGGCGTTATGAAATTACTAGATATGGATTACATAGGAGAATAAACATGAGCAAGTTTGTAACTGGATGCCAAGTTGTTTGTAAGTTTTCTGATGGCAAAGTAGAGAATTTTTTGCTTAAAGAAAAATTAACAGAAATTGCTGGCGGTTTAAAATGGGTTGTAAGTGACCGCAAGGGATTACTTAGAGTGATTCTTGAAAAGGAAATGTTTAAGTTAGGCAAAGGAAAAATAAAGATTGGTGATTACGCATACAATGCTAATTCAAGTTCTGTAACTCTTATCAATGAAGATGATGATCTTCCTTATGTAAATGAAAATTACTACAAAGTTCAAAATTACAAGGAGAGCAAACATGAAAGTCATAACACTTAACGAGTGCTTGCACTACATGGAATCAATTGGCTATAGGCTAGCTGCTAAAGGATTTGGTTTATTTATTTTTCGGCAAGACAACAGGCGTTTAAGTTTAACTCTGAGTGAACTAAGAACTAAATTTAAAAAGGAGAATAATCATGAATGATCAATTTAAAGAAAAACTTAAAGGTATGATTCAGACTTTGCACGATTCATGCACAGAGATCAAGTATGAATCTTGGGAACCATCTAAAGAAGGCTTTTCTGCTATGGTTAAAAATTTGCAAGAGATAGTCACATTACTTGGAAAAACATATATCCATATGTATATGTTAAACTTGAGAATTAAAGCACTTGAACAAGAATTTGCGTTTTCCAAATGCGAAGGAGTAGAAACAAATGAATGATCAGTTTAAAGAAAAAAAAGAAAAGCTTAAAGGTATGCTCCAGACTTTGCACGATTCATGCAGAGAGGGCGAGTATGGACATTGGGATGCTTCTAAAGAAGGCTTTGCTTCTATGGCTGAAAATGTGCAAGACATAGCCATCATGCTAAATCTTAAGATTAAAGAAACATATAAGGGAGTACACAAAGATGAATAATGTAAATGTACAGCTAACACCAGATGAAATATCCATGATAGCTAATAGCTTAAGCTATGAACTTAGTGTTCTTGGCAACAAAGGTATAGACCCTCCGTACAAAAAAGAATTGGAAAAACTTTATGAAAGATTAAGCACTCTTGAGGATGAAATCTAATGATTGAAATCAAACAGGTAGGAAACCAATGGAGAATCAAAAGAGAAGAACTTAACGCTCCTGCTTATAGAGATATGGACAAAGTATACTTACATATACTTAGAGGTAGAATGAATGAGCATGGCGTTATCAATTGTGCCAATCTGTATATCTATGTAGATGGACATAACCCTGTTGATGATAAGCACATACGGAGTTTTAAGACTGGTGCTACATATCTAAATTTAGCTGTGCCTAATGGGGAATTTTATAACTCTATGTATACAGTTAAAGATCAAGTTTTTGGAAATAATTATTGAATAATTTGAAGTGTGAAACGAATACTAAGTTAAGGGAAACGGCTTTGCGTGGACTAAGGGCGTTCCTTAGTTCACGATGCTGGACTAACAAGGAGATTACTATGAGCAAGAGTAAGTTTACAAGAGATGAAAAAACCAATTTGTTAATGGCATGGGATATATTTGCCTTGCGTGAAGATTTAAATGCGAATGACTATCAAATGATTTGTGGCATCCTTAGAGGCGATGGATACCAAGCATATGACCTCATGACAGAAAAAGATTTTGATAATGAGTTTTATGAAAAATATAATGAACAAATTAAATATTCTACAAAAATACTTGAGTTAGCTCATGTGTTGAATGGTGAACCAATTAATTTACTAAAAGTTTAACAAGGAGAGTAACATGGCAGACAATCAGAATAAAACAGTACCAGTATCATTATCAATATGGCAATTAAAAATATTGCTTGAAGCTACCAACTACTTTTTGGATGCACTTGAGGATGACGAAGAAACAGAGTTTGTAGCAGATAAGTATGATGTTGCAGAAATAAATAAACTTTTAGAAAGGCTGGTTGCAAATGATTAAAGAAAATGTTCAATACGACTGGAAGTTTTGTTTTAATGATGGTGGCAATGGTCATAGCCTATGGCTTGATAGAAACACCAATAGATACACAATTAAAGATCGATCTGGAACTAAGCCTCATCTTACAGATGATGGTGTTCTTTGGATAAGTGATGGATTTGTAAATGTTCATATTCATGGCGATAAACTAGGTACTAGTTTTAAAGTAGAAAAACCAAGAGATGGAAGCACAAGAGGTACTTGTTATTGTGTTTTTGATTTTGGTATTCGTGTAGCTAAAGAATTGAATATGGAAGTTGTATTGAGCGAAGAACTTAAGAAACTTGAACCTCTGTTTTGTCTTACCAGTAGTAAAGGAGTTAGCAATGAACTTAACCGATAGACAGCGTGAAATTATAAGGGTAGTCCTTAGTTATTGCTTGGCTAACTATGACGAGCTTAATGAGTGCTTATATCCAGATGAAACCGAAATTTTGAATGAAATACAATACTCTGAAATTTCAGACATATTATTAAACATAAGGAGATAGCATGAAAAAAGAACAAAAGTCTTATATCTATACTGTCTGGCCTAATAGTGGTAATGCAGTAACCCTATGGTTATACTCTAAGGCATCAAAAAGAGTTGACAATACAACAAATGTATACCTACAAGGGGATGATGCAGCTTTATTTCTTAAGGAAGTAAAAGAGACTGAAGATGTTTGGGAAAACAGTACAGATATGACCAAAGATATTCTAAAGAGAAACTTTGAAAGTATAGAAGGTCATGTTTCTTATATAATTTCTCAATATTTCTAAATAAAATTGATGGTGAAACGAATAAGTAAGTATGGAGATTTAACACGCAGTATTAAATATACAAGGAGAGCGAAATGATAGAAGAACATGAACAAGAATATAGCGAACAATATGAAGATGGTTTTAAAACAGTATTGAAGTTCTTTTCTGCTGAAGATGAAAAGCAATGCGAAAGAAACTTATACAAGTACACAAGTTGTGGTGCTTGGATCGAATTTAAGGACTGGGGCATTAAACTTGGTTCTATCGTAGAAGGTTCAGACGAAGGAACTGATGTCTTTGAACTTAAGTATAACGAAGACTTCTCAGAAGAAACTATTCAAAAAACAATAGATCAGATTGAAGAACAAGCAGATTCAATCTGGAAGTATGCAAACGAAATTGGTGAAGATGGACAGACAGATGAAGAAAATGGGATTGATTTCCCAACTTTATAAGGAGAATAACATGGATCGCAGACGATGGACACATAAAGTTATTAAGGAAGGTAAATATGGCTGGATGGATGGCAGATGGTTGCGAACTCCATCATGGACTGGCACTCTTGATGAGTGTGTAGATAAAGCTCGTAAGATGGCAGACTTGTCCAATGCTGATGGTGAAGTATTTATCATTAGGGTTGTGCCAAGAAAGAAGGGCGAAGCCGTACTAAAAATAAGTAGTTTAAACACTATTGAAAGACAAGTAAGAGTAATGAATCAATATGAACAAGATCACTACATTTAAGGAGAATCACATGATTAAGACTAGAGATAGACTGTTGGCAGATGTAAAGAAGTTTGTATCTAAGTATTGTGATGTTGCTGTATACACCGCAGAGGAATGGCAAAAGAAAGAAAGCACCATGCACTTTGGCGAAGTTGTATTTGTAGCCGAAGGCGAGCTTTATTACGCTCTAAATGGTCAGCATGGGCGAGAAATAAAGACTGCTATCAAGAAGATTGCCGAGAAACATGGGTGTTATATTGAGCAAGGTTTTGGTTGGTCGTGGCACTTTTGTGCGATAGAAACGCTTATTTAGGAGGTATTACAAAATGGATTACACACATAAGATATCTAATCTTGGCGATGGCTATCCATATGAAGGTGAGATCATCATAGATAATGAAAAGAATATTTTGAGATGTATTAGCGTATCAAATATTCACTTGGAGCGATGGGAAAGGAACTGGGTATATGCTCTTTGCGAACCAGTAACTTTGCCTTTGAATAGAAAAGCTATTGAAAAACTTTACGATGTAAGGAGTATTAAATGCTTAAAAAATTAAAAAGGATTGGGCGAGGTCAGAATCGTTATTCTGTTTATGAC